GGAGGGTAAGTTCCGCTTTGGTCAAGACCCAATCATGCCATCGGCAAAGGTCCAGCGCTCTAGCGGCGTGTTTGGCGGTCAGGGTATTGATGAGATCATCTACAAGGAAATTGGGGGCGTCGAAATTCAGATCACTGGCTCGGAGTTGCAAAATTAGCCTAAACAGGCGCTCCAAGCTCTCTTCGGAGAGCGATGGAAGCTTCGTGAGCCTCTTTCGGGCAGTCGAAATGACCAGCGGAGTACATTTTACCTCGATACGAAAAGTAGGCATGCCACTTTTTGCCCATCTGGCAGACCCATCTATAGCCCGCTAGATTCTTCTTCTTCCTGCTTTGCACCACATCCTTCCTGTTCAGCCTTTGCTCGCTGTCTGAGGCGGCCCTGAGGTTCTCTGGAGCGTTGTTTAGTGGGTTGCGGTCGACGTGATCCACGGTAAGCGGGTATGGATCGTAACCGTTAGCGACGATGAAGACAGCACGATGCGAAGGATAGTACCTGCCGCCCAGCTGAACCTGCCCGTACCCTGTGTTATTGACTCGACCAGCCATCTCGCCGATCTTAGCCCGCGAATAAGGGGAGAACCGCTCCTTCCATCTCAGGCCCGTCGGCAGTCCTGGGGCGACCTCAAGACAGCGCTTAATGGACTGGACCTCTTCTGCGGAATACTGTCTGTAGGAGGGGTGCATTGGTATGCTTGTGTATACCATTAGTTTACCAGGCACCGCAAGCAGAACTGATGGCTAGTAATCTCAAAAACAGCTACACCTTTAAGGCTGATATCGTGCTGCCGAACAAGGCAGAAATCAAGCAGTCTGGCACTGACTCGAAGCTGGCTAGGAAGGCCATTACTAATGGATGCCTCAGAGCTAGTAATACCGTCGAAGCGGAGCTGCCGTCAGCCCTTACTAGGGCTCTGGAATCCAGCGTCTGGGGTCCATTCAACCCTAAGCAACCCTACGCTAGGAAGAGTGGCGAGATTGTTGGCAGCGGCAACAGGGATATCATCGACACTGGCCGCCTGCATGACTCTCTGAGTATTACGACGAAATTCTTAGCTACAAAGACCCAGACGGTTATCAAATACAACTCTCCATACGCCCAGATAACCCACGAAGGCGGTGCCATTACGCCTTACGGCAATCCTCTCAATGGAACCGTCATCCTGCCCGCTAGGCCATGGGTCAGGGATACGCTTTCTGGTAAAGGAGCTGTTCCTCACTACAACTACCGCCAGGTGTATCAAAACGAGATCGGCAATGCGTGGAGCCAGATCTGATAGGTATCCTAGCCCAGCTTTTGAACCGTAATGGCTAAGAAAAAGAAGGGTTTGCCGTTCGTGGTACAGCCACGACTGAAGCCGATCATTGAGCGCCTCGGGACCGAGGAGTCTGGTATTATTGAAATTGAGCGCAAGGGCTATCTTACGGTTTCGGAGAAGGCTGTCGTGCAAGGCGCGATGGGTGAGAACAACATGCTGACAGATGCTTACATAGCAGCACGGGGGATCTCTCAGCGTCACGATGTTTCTGTCGCTCAGGTGTTTGAAGACATCAGCAGCGAAGTTCAGCCTGGCTACCTGGATGGCGAGGACAAAGAGGTCTCGAGGATCCTTTCGGCTATGATCGCCCATGAGGAGAAGTTGCGCCTAGTGGCTTCTACTGCAATGATCATGTCCCGTGTTGCGCCCGACTGGGATCCAAGTGACACGGTCGGAATCCACCCTGACCTGCAGGCGGAGCTTTACAAGCTGTATACAGATGAGGACAGGAAGTGCGTGGAGGCACTTGAAGTTGCGGCCAAGGAGATCGACAAGAGCCAGGAGGGCTCTGAGGGAAAGGAATAGGCCAAGAGGAGGGCCTACCCTTCGAGGAGTACTTCTGGCGCCTTAAAACGCTGTTCCCAGGTGATCCCGACTTCACCTGGGAGAGGTACCCCTCTCTCCCTTACTCTTATGTCGTCATGGCATACATTCGAGGGTCGGACCTGTATCGCGAGCGCCTCCACGATCAAGAGAGGCCTACTGCGATGGTTTCCTCCATCTTGGCTAACCAGAACAGGGATCCCAAGAAGAGCAAGAAGGCCCCTGGCTGGGAGGACTTCTCCTTCTACAGACCAAGGGATGGTGCTACCACGGCGAACTATGTGTACGGCTCAGCCATGCTCGAAATGGCCAAGAAGGGGCGGCTACCCTCCTGGGCGCTGTTCTGCTTCAGGGAGGTCACAGAGACCGCTAGCGCTGCATACAAGCCAGCTATGTGCGCCTTTGTTGCAGAGGATGCAATGCTTCTCCACCCAGTAAAAGTTGGGAATGGCTGGGAAGGCATGCTTATCGCCCAAGAGTCAGCGTCTGAGCAACAGAGAACCTTCGTGGATGATGGCGGTCAGAAGTACGTCCTACACGTCCCTCACGTCCACACAAAGGTTGTCTGTCAGGAGGATGTAACCCTCAACTAGGCCATTCTCCCATGATTTGGTTGGCGTACTCATCTACGATGCGTGCGTCTTCCTCGTCATAGGGGCCGAAGTTCAGTAAGCCACCAGACAGCCACTGGCGGATCCGCCACTCGGACTCAATCTTGTAAAAGGGCTGCATACGGTACCAGGCAACCCACTCCTGGCTAGATTTATCCTGGTTGCACTCGCGGCAGGCAGGAATTACATTTGAAGTGCGATCTTCGCCACCACAGGACTTGGGGCGAACATGGTCAATCGTTAGGGACTCGTCATCAATAGGCGGGTTACCGCAATAAGCGCAGCGGTTGTTCCATGCGTCCTTGATGCTTTGGCGCCATTGGCGGCGGGCTTCACCGCGAGTTAGAGCAGTCATGTTATGAAGGTAATCTGAAACTCGTTCGTAGACGGGAGTGTAGTCCTGCGAATGGTGCATCAGATTAGCGTCCAGACAGCACCACGAGAGCAAATCTCTGTATTCTTGGGCTTCATGAGGCCTCCGTGGTTATGTCTTACCTTAAGGATACCTGAAAGGAACACTAAATCAGCGTTTTCAGGGCACTCGTGCAGACATTTCCTACATCAGCACAAGTTATCTACGACACCCTGGCAGCGGATGCTACGTTTACGGGGCTTTTGGGCAGCTATGAGTTCAAGGATGGTGGTGGTCCAGTAACAGCTTTGTCTGTCGTAAGCGCTGGTCAAGATTTACCTTCCCTCAGAAATGTTCAAGGGGTTGAGTGTATTATTCAGGACGCAGGCGACATAAGACAGAGGAACTATCTCACCGACGATCTCGACCTTGTGACGACCTGGAGCGTCTTCTTGATCTCCTGGGAGCCTTCTACTGGTGCAGACCTCCATGTAGCCACAGAAAGGATCCTGAGGCGCTTTCACGGGGCTAAAGCACTGCAGACGGTTGCAACCACCGACGGACTCGGTTCCTTGGTGCAAAATAAGGTTATGATAACCTCCGACGACGCTATTGTTGCGCTCTGAGGCTCATAGGAAGAATAGTTTAACGGGCCGTAGAAGGTCCGAGGTACCTTCATGCGGATCCAGGTCCGTTCTTCTATATGGCAAACTTCTCCGCTGCCTTCGGGTACGATCTGTATTTGATCCCCCTCAAGGCAGAATCCGTCGACACCTCTTTCACTGGCGTCACTGGTGGCGTAGGTTCTGGTGCTGGCAATTTCGTCGACACCACCAACATCATCGCTCAGGACGAGAAAATCTCCTACGCCGATGGCGTGTTCTCGATTGGCGCCACCCCTGCCGCCGAGCCCACTGATGGCACCATGCAGCCCGTGCGCCTGTACGGCCTGACCAGCGCCTCCCTGGAGACCGAAACTGGTTCTGAGGACATCTACACCTACGACAACGAGACCAAGGGCTTCAATCAGGCCGTGGCTACCACCAAGACCTGGACCATGTCCCTGGCTGGTGTCGCCGACTTCAAGGATGCTGGCTACCAGATCCTGCGTCTCACCGAGCAGAATACCGTGGCTGACGGCCTCCGCGTGAAGATCGCTCGTGTGGGCCCCACTGGCACTGTTGAGACCGTTTACGGCTACGGCACCCTGATGGGCTACACCGAGTCCAACGAAGTGTCTTCCATCGTATCCTGGGAGTGCGAGCTAACTGGTTACGGCAGCTACGTCGTTGAACTCGACGAGAACGCTGGCAATTAGCTGATTGGGGGTGTTGCTACTGTAGGGGCCGCTACGACCACTACAGCCTTCACCGCTTCACAGACAGGAGCCGCCGTCACCGTCACTGGTGGCACTGGCTCCTCCGCCACCGCTACTGTCGACACAGATGGCTCTGGCGATGTCACCGCAGTCAAC